TGAAATATCTCCACTTACAGAAGTACTGCCAATAAATAATGAAGTCAACGCAGTGAGGTTGCTCAACGCTGAAATATCTCCACTTACAGAAGTACTATTTTGTAACCAAATAGAGGTACATGAGTTGCTAAATTTTAAGTCTTCAATGTTGAGCGTTTTATTAGTCTCACTGGAAGTAAATGTTTCCAAATATTCAATGCTGTATTTGTCACTGATAGAAATTTCATAATCTCCATTCGACAAATACAATTTTTCTCTACTAGAAACAGTCTTTTGTGTACCCATATTGTTGGTTAAAGTTTCATCAGTAAAGAAACCATTTCCGATAATGCTGATGTTAACATTATTGGTAAACCCTATTTTTATATTCTGGGAAGTTGAAGTTGGGGAGCTAATTTTGTTAACCTTGATTCTCATTTCACCCATCTTCAAAATAGAATTGTTGTTAACAATCCCATTTAATTTTGTAACTAAACATTTTGTCATATTAATTATTATTTATAGTTATACATGTTATCTAATTGTGCCAGTTTTTCAATGACCCATTTTTCGATTCTACCGATGCTGTTGTTGAAATCAGATGAGTGTGAAGGGATAGACAATCCTATATCCTGCATCTGAGAAATCTCTTTCAGCAATCTATCATATCCAACCTTGTGCATCCAGCTTTCATATAAATCCACTACATTTTTTGCACTAAAGATATTCTTGTCTCTTAGCTCCTTGTATCTATCCTGTATCTCTGTGGCATAAAGAGTCTTCAATGCAGCAAACGGACTAGTGGAGTCAATGCTGATGTCCTTGTTTTCGCTGCCCTCGAAGTATTTTCCCGCCCAGTCGCTACCAAAGATACAATCAAGGTCATAATAGTTAGGATTTAACTTCTTTAAGTCATAAGAAGTCCATACCACATTGTTTCCTATGCCATCTTGATTGTAAGCAAATTGCGAGAACAGCAAATAATCTATGCAAAGTGGAATATTGAATGTTGACGCAAAGGCTTCTTTGTCATCCTTAGAAAAGGAATGCAAGCCTTCTATATAATCTTTTATAGACTTTGAGATACCTTTGTCAACTCCTTCAACACCACATATCTCATCTGCATAGTCACCATCATACTCATAATACTTCTTGCCATCGTATTCCTTGTATTTAGTCAGGTAGCCTGCATCAATTGCATGTTTTGCCGACAGGTATGTATTGCCACCAATTACTATATCATCATCTGTAAGACTATCATAGTCCGTATAGTATAGCTTCTTTGGATTTTTTAGCTCAAATGCTTTCCAAGATACGGCATCTTTCCAAAGTGAGGCTGAAACACCATCAATGATGATGGCTTTGTTGTCATTCTTTTTCATGTTGTAATTGGAACGATGCTTTTTTAATGTCCATGCGTAAAGACCTATATACTCACCATTGTAATACATTTCTACAGGAAATCCGTCTGGATGGCAAAGGGATTCGGTGTTGAAGTCCTGTGTAGGACTGGAATCTCCGTTTGTTGCTGTGGAAGTGTCAAGATAGCTGAATCCTCTTCTGCTGTCCCAGTTCCTCGACTGCATAATTTGCTCTGCCAAGTGATAAGCAATGACGCATTGCCCACGGAATACATCAATATAATATTTCTTGATATGAAAAGAATCCATTGGAATCCAATCTCCGAACTTTATGGATGCCCCATCAGAAAAGTCAATGGCATGATTCTTTATAGGAAAGTTCATTGATGATGAGCCTTGCGCATTGAAGATAATTTCTTTCTCAAAATAATTTCCACTTAAATCAGAAAACTGAATCTTTGCTGGAATTTCACAGTTGACTCCAATTTGGAAGCCTTTCATTCCAACTTTATGGTCTATAGAGGACAGCTTCTTGTCACATATAATATTGAACACAGCAAATTGTGGCAATGGTAAATGAATATCCGTCTCATTACTCCAATCTGTAGTCTTCCAATTCTTCTTTATAATAGAATTGAATTTTTCTACAGCCTTTTCTCCCATTTCAAAATTATTGAAAGAAAGTTTTTCTACGGATAAATCATTTTCATATCTTTTTCCAGCCTTATCTCTATATCCTACAACTCTACCCTCTGCATCAGTAGTAATTTCCATTCTTCCCTCTGGGTCTTCGATGTGCTCAAATTCCTCAGGTATAGTCTCAGACTTCATATTATGGGCATAGTGGCTACCATCAGGATATGTTGCTGCCAACACCTTTCCTTCTGCATCTTTCTCTACTGCAAGATACTCAGGATTCTCCTGCAAAGAAAAAACATCAAGGAGTTCTTTGAGATTGGTATCTATTGTACCTACCTTCTCCTGCAATGATGTAAGGTCTGATTGAAGCTGAGAGATAACTTGCTTCAAGGCATTGACAGCATGTATTTCACCAATTATCTGTCCGTCTCTTCTGATTCCAAGAACTACTTTATCGTCAGTAGTAACCCAAGCAGCAAAGTACTCTTCGTTCTGAATGACATGATACATTTCATTGAGTGGATAATATGACTTACCTGTATCTCTATAGATTCCATAGAGCACTCTATCCTCAGAATCAACTAGAGCCCAAAGGAACTCTTCTTTCGAGATTACCCTAAATGGAGTGTCTTGAATTTCACCAGCTTCATCCTTGATAGTTGTCTTATCTAAGATGCCATTGATGGTATTAATTGACCCTAACAAGTCTGTTTTATCCTGCTGGCACTGAGTGATAATCTCCTGCAACTTGGTTCTGATAGGTGCAGGAATACCCTTGCCCCACTCAATGGAACCATCAAGCTGAATACCAAAAAGAAAAAGGTCTTCTGCATCAACAATACAATGCAAGAACTCAGGAGACTCAATCTCCCTGAAAGGAGTCTTGATAGTCTTTCCCTCTTCATTCTTAATTTCTGTGTTTTCTGCCAACTTGTCAATCCGACTACCAGCATTATATGCGCCAAGGGCATTAGCCACAATAACCCACTTGTCTGTGTTGATGGCATACACCTTGCCATCATCACGCTCCTCTGCTGGCGGATAGCCAACATTATCATCGGCAATACTTTGGAAAGTACTGCCGAACATAGTCACCTGATTGTCTCTGTAGTATGAAGTTTCACCATCATACTCACCTCTGAGCACAGGTAAGCTACCTATGATTGTTTGTATTTCTGCCATATCTATTTTTGTTTAATCTAACTCATGATTCATAATAATTCTACCAGTCTTACGGTCTTGAACGCATCCTGTAATTCTGCTACGGTCGCTAGTCGTGCCAATAATCTGCCCTGTCGAACGGTCGAAGGAAATGGATAGTACATTTCTCTTCAAATCTGTCTTAATGGTTTCTATCTGCTTATTGACAGCAGCAAACTCACGTTCAGCATTCTCTTCCATCTTGGCTGTTTGTGGAGTACCATCCCAATGAATACCTGCTAAGAAATGCTCTTCGGCATCCAACATGGCAAAGATATACTCTTCGTTGACGATATACCTAAATGGGGTCTGTTGTACATTTCCATCAGCATCCTTGATAACCGACAATTCATTAAGAACAGACTGATATTCTTGAAGTTCCTCATCGTAGGTTTCATAAGCTACTACAGCCACATGGTCTTTGGCAGTGCTGTGTAATGCATTGCCAATGTCTCCTTTTGCTATTTTTAATTTTTCAGCCATATTTACTTATATTTGTTAGTTTGCTTGAACATTCAAAGTCGTACCATTCATATATATAGCACCACTCTTATACATGTAGTAGTCCTTGCCATTGATGGTGACGGAAGAAGTCTCCATCACGAAAGGAGCACCACCCATCGTGAAGTTGGTAAGTTTCGGAAGAGTCTTAGGCGCAAGGATAATGAAGTTAACATCGTCCTTAGCCGAAGTCTTTGCGTAAGTTCCACTTGCAGACAAACGAGGCGAAAGCTTATTGGCAGCAATGGCTATGTCCGTTTCCTTTGTACCGAATCCATAATAGATAGGCAGAACCATCGTAACCTTGCTTGTTGCTGACTTAACGAGGTCGCCATGCTTTGCGGTGAGGATGATTTGCGTTTCTCCTTCCTTATTCACCTTGACAGTAACTGTATCTGCTTGCTTTACATCAATACTAACAAGAGAACCATCAACAGACAGAGCCAATGCTGTAGGCGTGACTGGCGAACCTTTGCGCTTGATAGAGTAAGTAGCTTTGATGCTTTGCTCACTACCAGTATATTCTAGCAAAGGCTTGTCAAGGGATAAAGACACCTCTAACGGAAAGACCGTATTTTGCAGCTCTGTAAGATTATCCGTAACAGCCTTCTGGCTCATAACCTTATCTGTAGCCGTCCCTGTTTCCTGAACAACAGAAACTTTGTCAAACTTCTTGGCAAGTTCCGTGTTCATCGTTTCCTTATCAGCTTTCTTTGCTAAAGCCTCATCCACATCGGTCGTATTAGCCTTGCGATTGATGGCATCCGTAATCGCCTTCTGGCTCACAAGCATAGTTGTGCTAGCACCCAATTCCTGTGCAACGGAAATAAGACTCTGCACAGTCCAAGATTTACCGTCCTCGGTCAGCAGCACATTGATGCCCTGGGCTACATCTTGATTTCCGAAGTTAGCATATTTTCCACCTTGCAGCGCAAAATAAAACATCTTTGCAGCCATTGTATCAGGCACGGTGTCAGTAGTAGCCACCCCCATATAGGTAGCACCCTTGATGGTCTTGAAATGTTCGATGATATTGGTAATAAGCTCATCCCAGTAGCTATCCCTCTGAGCATTCACACACCAAATACCTCTGTCCGCATTCCAGTAATGCGCCCAACCATCAATAGCCACGTAGTCACCTTCCACGCCTCCCGAAGGAAACTTTTGGTTCACCTCGTAGATACTACCAAACTCCCCCTTATAGTGAGGACTTGTTTTGTCTATATCATTAGCCATATCTTGTTAAATTTGTGATAATTGGTTATACTTCTCGCCCAGTTCACTCTCCTTCTTACTTATCAAGAAAATAGAGATGGCACGATAGATGAGATACTTCTTGCACTCGTCAGTCAGTGCCAGGATGATTTTCTGGCCTGTCACCGTTTTCCCATCCTTTTCAAGCACATCCTTCACCTTTTGATAAGGAAGGTATGTGAATAGCTCCACTTCATGGTCATACACCTTGTTTGTAGGCATATCATGGTTAGCAGAATACCTTCCGGCAGTCCAGTACATCAGTACTCGCTTTCCTGTAGTAGGCGAAACGGTTATCATGCCCTTCGGCTTCTGCGGTGTCCCCCTAGTCCATCGAGAGGCTTGCATCTGAGCCTCCTTGCTTCCTGGGTCCATCAAAGCCACCAACGAGGAAGACCAACTTTTCAGCCTCAGCTCCACCAGCCTCAACCAATCATCAGGTATCACAAGGCTACCATGCCCATCAGTGTATTGTGTCTGAATGGCATCATAATCTTGCTTACCGCTTTCATTTAGCGATGCCACTACCCTCTTGGGCTGTAGCATCTGCGGTGGTGCTTGCAGCAAAAGCTGCTGTGCAGCAGTCTCGATAGCTTGTTTCATTTCCTCGTCCGAATCATCGGCAAAGACATCGTTCAACTCGTCATGCTTCACCTCGTCCAACGCAAGCCTCATTTCCTTTACAAGGTCACTCATCAATGCTTCCATAGGCACTATTAACTATAAACTATTAACTAAAAAACTATTTCAACCCCAAGCTCCTTAGCCTTCTCCTTCACCTGCTCAGGTGATTTCAGTTTCCTTACATCCACCTTGTAGGTCTTCTGGAGATAGTTCTTAGCCTTGGTGATATTCTCGAAGCGAAGGGCGTTATCGTCTATCAAGTCCATCGCTTTCCCTATTACCTCATCAAGAGCTTTCTTTGGCTCTGGTTCAGGTTCGCTCTCATCCTTGATGCGTCCAGCCTTCGTTAACGGATGCTTTCTGATGCAGTCAGCCACCTGTTTGTTGTCCGTGAGGTAAGAATAAGCATTGTTACTGCATCGTTCAAACTCCACGCTCTTCACAAGTCCGCTAGGCAGAGTCACCACAAAGATGAGCATACTGTTTGCTACAAATCTATACATATCTTTTGTGTTTATGGGTGAAGGGATAGCGAAGCCTAGTCCGAGGGCTATTGTTCCCATCTAGAGCCTCAACTATCCCCGAGTTTTGATATATGTTAGAAAACTATCAGTTCCCTTTTACGATGATTAAGCAGCCTCCTGAATCTGCTCATCGGTCACACCGTCCTCTGTGAAGGTAGGGCGAGATACACGAGCATGGGCATCAGGGAATGTCAGAACCCAACAGCTATACTCCTCCATTACCACACCTGCGGTATTGCGAATCAGCAAGTCCTTGGCATTAAACTCATTTCGTGACCAAGTACCAAATACATACTTGTCGAGATAACGAGCATCCAAGCAGAAGGCTCTACCATCCATGCCCCAACTGTTGAAGGCATCGTGGCGATAGATGAGAATCTTAGTTCCCATGCTCTCAAACTTCTCGAAGTCGAGTTTCCATCCCTGGTAGTCCTTTTCCGTCTGCGTGATGATGCGCTTATTGCTACGAAGGTTAGCAAATGCCTGATAAATCAAGTTGTCCACGAAGAGCAACTTGGTACGGCTAGAGTTACCTGCACCCTTCAACATGGATGCAATAAACTGGGTCAGCTCCTTCTCGCTAATCACATATTCATATACCTGCTTCTTCTCAACCTTTGTACCGCTAGAACCATCAGGAACGGTTACATCGTGTGTTACAGGAACTAGAGTGCCATCGGCTTGTCTAAACATCTTTGGCTCCCAGTGTCCAATCTGCAAATCCTTACCAGCTTCCCAGAAGATGCCACCCATGGTATAAACCATACCTACATCCTTGCCACCATTCGACATAGAACGATAGCCAAACAGTCCGCTCAGCTCCTGACCTTGGCGCATATCGTCCATAGCCATCTTCTCCTGGCGTGTGAAGTCCCACTGTACCTGGGTCTTGCTCATACGGTCGATAAGAGACTCCTCCACCTGCATGATGAATCGCTGGCAATACTGGAAGCTCTTGTCTGGCATAGAGTAGTAGCTACCAGTCTCTACCTCTTTTTCACCAGCAGCTCGTCCCAGTCGCATTACTACAGTACCAGCCTCAATATCTTCAGGAATGTCCCGGTTACCACGACTGGCGTTTTTCTTTCCATTCAGCGCATAGCATGTAGGGTTTCCATCGTTATCTACCTCTGTTACACGCAGCTGCAAAGGAATCATCGTGCTTCGGTCAGTACCGTTGTCCTGATAGCCAAGACAGCTTTTAATCATAATGATGTCACCAGTACCAAACACTGTCGCATTTTCCACCGTTAGCTTTACAGAGCCACCGTTTGTAGTTTTACTTAACTTCGCTGCAAGTTTTGTTTTGATTGGTCGCTGACCGATGGAATAGTACTCAATGCGGTTACTGTCCACAGGAGTCATTCGCTTCGAGGCTCGAAGAATCTGGTCGATTGGGCAACTCTCCAGCTTCATTTCCACCACGGTAGGGTTCACATGAGCCACATAGTAGTCCCAGTTGTTCATCTTCTCCTGTTGCTCTTGGCTTCCACCCTGCCACTTTGGACCCGTGCCACCTACGCCTGGTCCATCCGTTGGACCTGTAGGACCACCGCCACCTTCACCTGCTGGAATATTAGGAGGAGTTTCTGCCATAGCATAAGAGCTGCCACCACTCAGAATCATGACGAAAATCGCCATCATGAATCCAAACCATTTCTTAAACTGTTTCATAATCTACAATTTTTTAAACTATTAATTATTAACTATAAATTCTTAATTGATAAGAGCTACATTCCAACCATCTGGCTATACACCTGTTCGGTTCGGCTCTTCTCCTTTGGAAGAGAAGGAGCACCACCGCCACCATTGATGTTGATGTTCCGCTTGCCACCCTGTCTTCCATCATGTAGCTGCTTCTGCTGGTCGATTTTCTCGTTCTTGCCACGCTTATAGCCTCTATCCTCGGCATCAGCCACAGCCTTGTCGAAGTCCTTGATTTGGAAGAGGCGCAAGAAGTCTGCCTTCTTCAAGCCATACCGGGCAGCACGCCATACGAATCCATCATCATCGTGGTCTTCGCCATCATCGCTACGCTTATACATCCACTCTATCAAGTCCTTGATAGCCTCGGGCTTAATCTTGGCTTCCTTCATGGCAGCATCCAGCTCCTTATCCTCTTGCTCCATGTTGGCTGCAAGAGTCTCCTTGCCCTTGGCTAGCTTCTCACTGGCTGCAAGCTTTTCCTTCTCGCTAGCCTTCAAGCGTTTCCTAGCCTCATCGTCACCATTGATGGCTTCGATGTAGTCCTGTCCTAGCTCGTCTATCAAGTAGTCGATAAGGTTGAAGTCGCCACCATCGGCATTTTTCTTTGTAATGAGACCTGTCACCAGCCCAGGCGCATGAGGATTTTCTTTCAGCATGTTGTTGAAGTCGTCCATCCTTTTCTTGCTTTGGTCGTACTGGTCGTAATCGGTCGCAATTTGGTTATAAACAGCCTCATCATCGTCCATATTCAGGTCGGGATAACGCTGAGCAAGACGCTCTCTGAAAGAATCTCGCTTTGATTTAACATTCTGATTATCAATCGTTTCTTTTGCCATAAACGTTCGTTTTTAATATTTGTGTGCTAAATTAAGCAAAATTTCGCATTACTTTGTGATAAGTTCTGCATCTTGATGAATTAATTTTGTTGGCATGAAACATCTAAATTCCATATCCGAAATTTACCTTAAAAGAGATCAGGAAATGTTTCTGCTCTTTCGTAAGGCCAAGAGGATGGTAGAATATCCTACCACCATGGCTAAGATATGCGATTACATCGCCAAGATGCCAGCCTCTTGTTATTATCTAGCTGATAGCACAGCCTATCGGTATGTTTGCAAGCGCATCAAGGGGGAAAAGCCTAAGTTCGGCAAATACCAAGCCATGAAGGAAAAGCTCTTCGAAGCCTTCTATCAGGATTTCTTGCGCCTCCGTCAGATGGAACAATACAAGGAATACAACACCAAGCATCTTGTGTATGTGTGCCTAGACCTCCCTGCACCCAACATGGGGATGGCTCCTCGCTACATACAGATGAAAATCAGCAATTATTTCCGCAATAAGAAAACATCATTCATCACTCGATAAAACTTTCATTCTTTATGCGTACATTATATATAACTCTCCTCATCGTCCTCCTGATGGCTTTCATCATTCCGCTGCACGCCAACATGGCTGTATCGCCATCAACCCCAATATACTCCCATTTCGTTTACATGTTCGGTCATGCCAACTTCATCCATTGGGCTGTTAATGCCTGGTGCCTCCTCATGGTTCATCGTCAGTTTCGCATCCATCGTGTGCTGGCTTCGTGGCTTGCCTCCGTTGGTCTCTCCTTCCTTTATTATCCGTCCCTCCCGGTCTTGGGCGCATCGGTCATTATCTCCTTCTTCATGGGCTTCACCGCTCCGTGGCTCTACAGGCGAAAACGCTTAGCCTTCTGGCAGATGCTCATCCTCCTAGTGATTGGATGCCTCCTCCCTCACATAGCTGGCATCTATCACCTCATCCTCTTTGCCATCGGATTCATCTATGCCAAGGCAGAAGGATTCATTCGCAAATCTCAAAAACTCAACATTTAACATTCAACACTTAACATTATTATATATAACGGATGCCAGTAGCAAAATCCACATTAAAGGTACGACCTCAGCAGCAACTGTCCGATAAGAAGCTCAAAGAGATTCTAGAGGAAGATAAGAGAAGGCTCACAAGCCTCCTCGCTACTTATCGTCCCATTACTGGAGAGAATGCCCCTGGTCTTCGCTTCGAGTGTGTCATTGAGGATTTCTTGAAGGGCAAGAAACTTTGGCTACCTGTAGAAATGTTGAAGGAAAAGAAGTTCTGCGCCATCATCAAGTGCGGTTCTATCTCTGCCTTCTGCGAGAAGTACATGGCAGACCTCGACCAAGAGAAGGCTCGGGATGCTGTCTTCCGTTATCTCATCCGTCTGCGCTGTAAGCACGATTTTTATTTCTTCGCCTATGCCTATGCCCGAATCAAGAATAAGGATGGTGGCGATGATATACCATTTCTTCTCAACCATGCACAGATAGGTCTCACCAAGGATTTCGAACGGCAACGCCTTCATGGTGAGCTGCACAGTATCTTGATTATCCTCTTGAAGTGTCGCCAATGGGGTGGTTCTACTGATACAGAGGTTTACATGTTCTGGATTCAGATGTTCTGGAAGACCAACTGGAATAGTAACATCATCGGTCACCAGTCTTCATCTGCTACCCAGGTGTTCGATATGTACGAGAAATTGGCGAATGCCATCCCTACATGGCTCTACTATGAGATTGGAGAGACTTTCAAGGAAGATTCTCGCAAACTCCGCACATCAAGCACTCAGAACAATATCAAGTACCTCATCCCTCGCTCCTGCAAGATACAGACAGGTTCGGCTCGTAACCCTGAGTCCTGCCGTTCTGCCGATGCAGCTATGGCTCACATCACCGAGGAAGCCTTTTTCCCTAACACTACAGAGTGGACTCCACAGAAGGTTGTCAATGCCGCAATCTCGCCTATCAATGTTACGAGACCTTACACCTTCATCGTGCGAGAGTCTACCCCTAATGGGCGTGAAAATGAGTTTCATGATGAATGGGTGCGTGCCAACTCCTTCGACAAGGACGGCAATCGCCTTTCCATCTATACCCCTTACTTCGTTCCATGGTTCGACATCGAGAAGTATATCCTTCCTTTCAAGTCTGAGCAAGAAAAGATTGATTTCGTTCTTTGGCTCTACAAGAATCGTGAGGATGAGCAATATCATGGCTCTTACTTCTGGTGGCTTTGGGAAATCAAGGGTGCAACCCTCGAAGGCATCCATTGGTATGTGAATGAGTGTAAGAAGTACAGCGACTTGGATGGCATGCGCCAGGAATATCCTTCCGATGACGTGGAAGCCTTCCTCTTCTCTGGTACTACTGTTTTCGACCCTTACAAGTTGAAGGAGATGGAAGAGGACTGCAAGGGTATCGAGCCTATCATGGTGGGCGACATCGAGGGCGATTCCTACGATGCAGCCGACCCTGCTTGCATGAACAACATCCGTTTTGTAGAACGTTCCGGTGGACCTCTCAAAGTTTGGGCTGGACCCGACAACTCCGAGATTGTCAAGCACCGTTACGTTGTAGCCTGCGATATTGGTGGTTCACATAAAACCTCCGACTTCTCCGACATCGTGGTGCTCGACCGCTACGATGAAATCTATGGTGGTGTTCCCGAGATTGTAGCCGAATGGCATGGTCACTGCGATGCCGACCAACTCGCCATGCGTTGCGCCCAGATTGCTCATTTCTTTAATGATGCCTTCCTGGTTATCGAGAACAATACCGCGTACTCTCGCATGAACAATACCGAGGGCAACCAGTCTGAGCTGTTCTTCCCCATCCTCCTTCCTCTCTACCACAATCTATATAGTGCGTCCCAGTCCAAGTTGAAGAAGGTGAAGAACATTGAGACCAAATGGGGATTCAATACTAACAAGGCTACCAAGGTGGCAGTAGTGAAGACCATGGCACGCATCATCCGAGATGGTGGCTATATGGAACGTGAGCTTGCAGCCATTGATGAATGCACCTACTTCCTCTATTACAAGCAGAACGACTGCTACGGTGCCATTGCAGGCAAGCACGATGACCGTGTGATGGCTAGAGCTATCGCCCTCTACGTAGAAAAGGACATGCCAGCCCCAGAAATCATCCCATTCCGTTCTAAGTCCGACATAGAGCGAGAACGCCTCCGCAACCGCCCACCTGTAGTAGCCGAGCTGTCAGGCATAGGTGGTGGCAGCTAGCCCTCTCCCTGAGCCACCGTTCCAGGCGATTCTATCGCCTGTCCATATAAGTTAACAATTAAAAGTAAAAAGAAAAATGAAACAAAGTTATTCAAACCTGCTGCGTAAGATGGTCATAACCATCTACCAACCTATTGTTACTCGTATCGAACTCTTCCGCTCCACTCGTATGTGGCAGAAGGGAGTGAAAGCCACCCTTGCTAAGTACAAGGAAGGTGGTGCGCCTCGCTTCTACATGCTCTACGACCAGTCCCACAAGGATTGGGCGATTATGACCTACGACCCCAACCGCAAGGGTATGCTCGCCTACCGTCGCCTAGTCCAGCTTGGCAAGTGGAAGGCTACACGCTACTTCAAGAACGTGAAAGACATCAAGGCTGCCTCCTACTACTACACCCCGTCCAAATGGGGAGCCATCGGCTGTGATGCCGACAACAAGGTCAGAGCCAAGAAGTTGAAACAGTGGCAAGAGTATTACATGTACCGTGTTTCCGTCCCTATGGAAAAGCTACGTTCCTACAAGAAGAAACATGGTATCTCCTAAGCCCTCACAAAACAAAAGGAAGAGAAAGCCATCACGGTCTCCTCTTCCTCATCTTTTTTACCTTTAAACTAAAACCTAAAAACAATCTACTAACTAAAAACTTAAGAGTTTATTATGATTCTAAGAACTTTCCTTTTATGTGCCCGATGATGGCAAAGTTGCCAAGTCATTTACACCATCGCTTGCATCTTTCAAGTGTGTTGCTGGCGTACCTGTTTGCTGTTGTCCAGCTCCTGCTGTAGGCATTTCGCCATTCGCTTGCTGCTGCGCTTGCATCGCCTGTAGCTTCTCTAGCTGTTCCTTGAAGTACTTCTTCATTCTGCTAGTACCAGGGAATTGTCCTACGGTCAGCATCGTATATGGGTCCATCTTACCGCTAACCATCATCTGCCAAGCCATATCGTTATTAGCATTTCTGATAAGTGGGCTGTAAGCGTCCAAGTCGATTGAAACATCAAGGTCCATATCCCTCATGGTTTCAGGATTGAAATGTGTCTCGAAATCGTCCCCTGTCAGTTTCACGCTGTCCGCTGAGGTACAAAACTCTTGTATGAGATACAGCTTCTTCTTGGCGATTCTCACCTTGAAGTTATTGAAGCTCTCCACAAAATCTTGTATTGTGGTAGAAGAACTTTCCCTTTCCAGTTGGTATTGCTTACCGCTAGTGTTGCGATGAACGCCTTGCAGAGCACCCTGCACGCCTGTACCCTCACTTGCCATGGTCTTGGCGAAGTTAACCATGAAGTCAACTCCTGCTGGAATACTCTTGTTGACCAAAGTCTGCGGTGGCTTGCCTCCGTTCTTTGAGTTCCACAAGATGATGCTATCCGTCTTGGTATAGTTCACTTGCATTTCATCGATGCTTTGCTTTTCGCTCAGAGCATTCTCATCCACAAGCATCGTACCCTTGGCACCATTCGCTACAATGAAGTTTATCATCATCATATAGTGGTTCAAGGTGCGTTGATTATTCTCGGCACGCATCGAAAAACTTCTTACCTCGCCATTCAGGCAAGGATATGCCACGAAGGTATATGGCATAATGGAAGTTCTGAAACCGTCTCTCAGAACATAGTAAGGCGATTCCCTAGCATCCAGCAGATAGCCATTCGGAGTTAGGTATCTTCTGTACCAATAGGTCTCAACCTCATCTTTCATTTCGATGGTCTTAAGCTCTGATGGGTCCACATAATAGATAGGCTCACCGTTCTCATCGAGCACAGGCAGACCGTTCTCGTCCTTCATGATGTTGGCTTCCTCTAGCTTCCGCTTCTTCTCCTCGTAGAAAACTCGTTGGTCAGGAGAGGCATATCCGCTTGTTCCTGCATCCCAGTCATGCACCCAGATGGCTGGTCTAGTCTCCTTCGTCCATATCTCCAATACCCTGTACTTGCCGATTACCGAAGAATGGGTGAAATCGTCTATCCCTGCATACTGCGCTTCACCATTCGGGTGATAAGTCTGTTCTGGAGCGAAATGATGCTGTGTCTGTAGATATATCTCGCTCAGTTTGTCCACCTCAGCCTTGCTTCCATCGGTGAAGGTGGCGATTATCTCTCGCCAAGTCAAATCGTGAGCCTCAGCGATAAATTCTATGTCACTCAGGTCATACTTGAAGAAAGGTGGCAACGCTATCTTAAAGATGTCCACCATGTAGTCAAAGATGCCATTCTTGCCATCCTTCCTGCCATAGTAGGTTTTCATGCCCACGAAGGCGAAGACACAGAAGGCATAAAACATTCTGGCATCTAGCTCCTGTCGGTCGTTCAAGTTGTCGTTCTGCCGAAGGTATTCATTGAAGAAATTGATATAGTCCTCCTCGTTGGGGTCTACGGCACTACAAGAGGCTGTACTGCGCTGCTGGCGCACAAGTCCTACGAGAGAAAGCAGCTTGTCACCTATCACATCATATTCCAGTATAGGCATACCCTTCATTTCCATATACTGACGGATGCTTATCTTTCTGCCGTTCCACTCTATCAGTTCTTCCAGCTGTCTGCCCATCACGAAGTCCTGCGCTCGCTTCCACTTCTTTCTCAGCTCTGCGCCATCATAGAAGTATTGGCAAGCCCATTCTATCAGCCGAAGGTTGCTGTCCGTCTGGGCAAACCGCTCCCTGCTCACTCCCTCCAGGGAGTCAGGTCCAGGCTCGGCATAGTTCGAAATATCATTTATAACACGATTATCTGGCATAATTCTTAATTTTTCGCCAAAAATACCGCCTTTTTCTCACTTCTTAGTGATAAGTTGCGCAACTTAACATTACTTTCTCATATTTTCCCCTTATTTTTGTTCCGCAATTCTTTTAAATGTAGAATTTCTAATATATTAGATAGTATGAGTAAATCAATCAATGTTCACGAAGCCTGCGTCATCACCAAGGATGATAAAGGCAACCTATCCCTGGTAGGCAAGGCGAAAGAAGCCCTCACCACCTTGAAGAAGAATAAGGTTTCCGTCTGCATCCTTCTCTGTGACAACAAGAAGGAGGATGTGGAAAAGTTTCTTAACGACAATAATGTACCATTCTCCTCTATCTACACCAAGGAAGAGACCGACAAAGATGGCAACACAAAGCATGTTGACCCACCAAAGGCAGATGTCACCATCATGCCAAGCTCCAAGGTTATCACCCTTCGAGACGATTGGCAGTGGTGCTTGGATGATATTGCTCACCGTCTTTGGGGAGAAAAAAAGAAAGAAGCTCCAAAGAGTGAACAGCAGAGCATGGACGAAGCCATGAAGCGTTACATCGATTGGGCAAAGCCAAAGAAGGCAGAAGCCAACGGACCCGCCCAGATAGGTTAGTCATCGCTCCAACATCTTCAAAATACGATTTTCATTTTTTTATGAAAATATAATTTATTTGGAATTTAGAATTTTACGACTATCAAAAAGGGACTCGCTGTGAAGCAAGTCCCTTTTCTTTTTCTGAGTATCGAGTAAGCCCTCGTAGCTTTTATCATGCCGGGCTACTCCATTTCATTCAATGTTTTCAACAGCTCCTTTCTGGTCTTGCGAATCTCCACCATTTTGGCGGCATCGTTCTGACCGTCCATTTGCTTCTTGGCTTTGTTCATCTTCTTCTTGGCAGCAGAGATAGCCTTTCTAGCTGCAAACAGTCGCTTGTTGGTCTTGCTGTTCTTGAAGGCGTTTGCCTTCGCCTTGTCAACATCCTTCAAGCGTAGATACTCATCGTAGGTCTCCATCGTTCCGTTCCATACAGCCTGTATTCTCCAGTCCTCTGTCACATCCTCCGATTTCGCCTTCATCAAGTACTTGTTTTCAGCCTTTTCCATCTCCTTCAAATCATCCTCCCCATTCAGGTAGCTCTGCACCATGTCCAGTGCCTCCTTCTGGGTGAATGCCTTATACTCGCTTTGAGAGAGGAATTTCTTCATCTTCTGGCGCATCTTCTTCTTTTCCGTGATACTCTTAGCCTCATCGAAGCGTTCGCTAGCCACCTGCAAGGAAGTAATGCCATCCTTCATTTCAGCACTCTCCAATGCCTTCACGCTACCGATGGCTGCTTTTATCTGCTCCTCTGGGTCAATGCCATTGCGCTCACAGCTCTGGTAGGTCATTACCACGCCTTCCATGTCACCGCTCAGGATGAAGTCCTTGAAGTAGCTCTGAGCCTTCCAAGGAGAGAATCCCTTTGAGGATGGGAAGAAGAAGTCCACTGCCTTAAACTCCTTGTTCTCTTGGCTCGGAATCAAGAACGGTGCCCAGTAGAGCGCATCCTTGTAGAGCAGTCCGATGGCCTTGCCATACTTTCTCTGTATCTCTTGGTCGGCATGGCTGGCTTGGAAGTCGCTCAGATAGTTTATATCGTCCAAGGTCATTCTCACCATTGGGTTCGCCTTGCCTATCATTCGCTGCACCATAGGACCAGGGAACTCTAGTTCTCCCTTATGGTTGAAGAGATATTCAGGCACCTCTCGGAACTGCTTACCATGTCGGATATACATTTCCGTTCCGTCCACATATCTGCCCATAAAGATTTTGCTCTGCTGTCCTAGGCTGTTTCCCCTCATCAGATAGTCATACCACTTCATGCCATCAGGATAAGCCAGTTCGTAAGGGCTACGGTAGTTAGGGTTGGTCTTCCTTATCTCCTCAGCCTTCTTGCGCTCCTTCTCCTCGTCCAGGGCACGAAAGGCTGCATTGATACCGTTGGCAATAGCCTCGTAGAACACCATGAAGCCCAATCCATAGCAGAGAAGCGAAGAAATCTGTCTAGCCCTTCTGCCCTCGTCTTCTGGAGTAAGATTCTTATGATAGAGACTCTTGTAATACCCCTTGAAGTTCTCCAAGGTAGCCTCGTTCCATACAGAGCCATATCCTGTGAGTGCAAGGAAGTGGCGAGTAGTAGAAGCGTTCCAGTCTGGTGAAAGAAGAACTCTTCCTGCATAGCGCAAGGTTCGATGGCTGGCACCAAGTACATCCCAGTGCTGACCGCCAAACATATCGTTCACAAACTGTCCGTCCTCGTCCAAAGCCCGGCTCAGTTCCTCCTCAGTCCATCCCTTCTTCTTGGCACGTTCCTTGGTCTTGTCTGCCCTCATCCGGTAGGTCGCAAGTTTCAGTCCGTCATGAAGGAAATCCCACAAGGCTCTATCCATGCCCTTATTGATGAGCGAAAGCATCTGCGTTGCCACCTTCAATGGCATAGTAGCCAAAGCCACCGTTCCGGAAATTCCATTTCCGTCCTTCAACTTCTCCTGCACCTTCATCATCGCATCGCGCATGTTGTCAAACATGTTCTGCACATCCGCTGCTGCATAGTCGTTGGTCGCTCCAAACTTCACCAAGTGAGTAGCTGCCTCTTGGAAGTCCTGCGGATTGGCAAAGCATGGCAACTGATGATTCTTCATCGTATCAGCAAAAATGTACTTCATAAAGTTGGCGAGTGCCTTCTTAGGTCCATACTCCACCATGTTCTGCACCATATACACCTCGGTCAGTGCTCCTGCATGGAATCCACTGAAGCCCAACTCCAACTTCTTCATGCTCGATGCCATAGTATCAAACGCCTTCCAGAAAGGAGTTGACTGATAGGTATCGAATACGACTCCGAATCTATCTCCTGCACTTGCCTCCGAATAGAGCACCTTATCCTTGCCAGTGATAGGGTTCTTCACCTTCATCTGCTTAGGCGATACATTATATACCCATACAGGACCCACACCAGGAATCTCGAAGTATTTGTATTGCTCCAAGTTGAAAGGTGCAACCGAAGAAAGCAATGGGTCAGAAGAAATAATCTCTCCGTCCTCGTTGCGCTCGATTACGTTCAGTCCGCTCACCTCTTGGAGCATTGTCTTGTTAGCCCAAGCCTCGATATTACTTCTGCTGTAGTAAGCCATCATCTTGGTGATGTCCGTGGTCTTAGGCACAAGTCCTACCTCCAAGCCTTCCATGATAGTGTTTATCTGGCGTGGCTTCTCGTTCGGGCTTTTTGTGCGCTGTCGGTTCTCCACATACATGGCATACGCCTGTTTGTCAGACTTCTCCTTATCCCAAAGGTGGTTTACATAGTCCACGGTGAAACCAGTGTCAGCCTTCAAGGTATTGTTGTCCTTCAACCAGTCGAAGGTATAGTTATACCAGTCTCTGATGGAATCAAGCACGCTCTTCATCGGCTCGCTCAGATTCTTGTAGTCCACACCGTAAGGAGTGATACGGTTCAATATGATAGGCAAAACATTCTTATTCAAGATGTCCGTACCATCAATAGGCACAAATCCAGGTTCTTTCTCATGGTTGCCATTGATGATGTCAGCCATCTTGCTAGCCACCTCGGATGCGCCCTTCATATCATCGAAGAGTTCTACCTCTTTTCCATCCTTCAGCTCCGTGTGCTTCTTGGCAGTCACCTCGGCAAGTTGTGGGCGAAGTTCCTGTATAGCCTCCACATCGTCAGGAGTGATATGGATATGTCCCTCACCAAACACACCTGTAGAGTTCAGCTTGTAGGCGATTTCTCTGATGCGTCTTGGTGCCTCTATTATATAAGGTATAGCCTCAGCTAGCATTTCAGCCTTGTTTGGCTTGCCTTGGTAGTCGGAAAGCAACTTATCGAAAGCACCGCTCTCAGCCATCTTCTCGATGCTGTTCTTCACATCATTGATATAGATGGCATCGTCTGCGCTAGCCTCCTCCATATTCTTTCTACGATGGATAACCGCATGTTTCACGGTGGTTGCAGCTCCCTCCTTGCTCACATCGGTACTAGTCACCTCTGCCAAGTCCTGCATCACTCGCAGCTCCAGGGCATCAGCCTCCGGATTGGTCTCGGCTGGGTATATCTTGCCCTCGTACAAGTCTAGGTCGGCATCGTTCTGCTCGTTCAGTTCATGTCTAGTCAGCCAGTCCTCGTACTTCTGTCTAGCCTCGTCCTGCTTCTGCTTCTCGAAGGCGAACATATCAGCCATAGGGTTCTCCTTGATAAGGCGTTCCCATTCCTTCTTGCCCTCGGCATCCTTATCGAAGTCATAGAACATAGGTGGCTCTGGGTCTTCCTTATCCTCTCGGGCTTCCTTCCATCGCTTCCATTCCATCACTCGCTTCATGTATTGGATGGCACTCTCGCCCTTCTTCTGTCTCGGCTTGCCCTTGCCAGCACCATCAGCTAGCGCATCCTTGATTTCGGCATTGCTAGCCTGTGCCATCATAGCCTCCTGCTTCTCCTTCGGCATATTGTCCCAAACGTGCAAAGCCTTACCTGCCTTCATCAGATAATATCTCAAATCCTTGTCGTTCAGAAGTCCAGGCACACGGATGCCCAATTTCTTAAGCACCTTGATGAGATAATGCTTTATCTTAGTCCACAGAGAAAAGTCCTCAGCTGTAGTTGGACCCTCCTCTGCAAGATGTGCGATATACTCCTGCGTACCGATATTGATGCGGTCAGGATTGTTCCAACCTGGATCATACTGATGAGCGAAGTCGAGAATCTTGCCCCTCGTCTTCTTATCTACAGACTTATATACGAAGTCCGCAAACTTTCTCACGCCCTGCTCACCACCCAGCAGCACTTCCATACCCTCATGTCCTATCTTCTCATGGAAGACGGTTCTCTGAGCCTCATCGGCATCAGCACAGTTAGGCAGATAAACATAAACTGTATGCGTAGTTGGGTCATACCATCCGGTAGCCCCATTCTTCACATCACTCAGATAAGCATCCGGAACCTCATCCAGAGAAGTGTAAACCGTAGCCTCAGCACCACCCAGTTTGTTGGCAGTGTTCACCACCCGGTCACTCACCTGTTCCTGCATGTCAGCATCCCAGTTATTCTTAAAGATAGAGCTGCCAAGTCTAGCCAGCACATTTCTGCCGGATAAGTCATCCTTATTCAGCAGAGGAGCAATCACGCCCTTGGTCAACTGCACCGGAATACCATTGCCAATGATGGTATGCGCCAAAGATTCCGTCTTAGGCAACAGATAGTCATCGCCCAGTCCGGTTATTCTAGCCAATACCCTGCCATCAGCACGCAACACCTTTCCATCCGGCATGATGATAACGTCTCCGCTTTTGGTTCTCAGCGTTGGCAGAATCTCATCCCCATAGGCATGAGGAATCTTTCCATCGGCATAGGCACTGCCCATTACATAAAGAGGCTTCTCCACCTTCTGCCAGTCGATTCCGTCAGCCTTCAGTCTGGCATCCATCCATGGTGCCACACCGTTTTTCTTCTCCGTCAGGGTAGGAAGAATATCCTCCACAGCCTCTAGCCATCCACCCTTGCGTGGTTGCTTCTTAGGCTTCTCCGGCAGTTCTCCGTCCTTCACGGCTCTAACAATCAGTCGCTCCCTGCTGGTATAACCACCAAAATCTGCGGCATTATAAACGTCAGCATCCCATTTGTAGCCGTTCTTATCCAGTGCCTGGGTGATAATCTTCATCGCCTCAGAGTCCTTGTAGCCCTTCACGTTCTCGATAGTCACCACTCGCGGTTTCACGGCATCAATGAAGTCGGCAGTACTCTTGGCAGTCTCTTTGTCAAGCTCCACCTCGCCCCCATTGCTCTTAGCCTGAGAGTAGTTCTTGCATACAGGCGAAGCATGGAAATACTCCACCTCGCCATCAATATGCTTCACCAGTTCCTTAGGGTCCACGTCTCTCACGTCAGCCGTAACAATATGCTGTCCGAAGTTGTTGCGATACACGCCACTTATCTTTCGGTCATACTCCACAGCCACCACTGGGTCGATAATGCCCTTCAATCCCTCTTCTACCAGTCCACCACCACTAAAGTAGGTGCCGGCCTTCATCAGCGAATCAGGGTGCTTCTGCAACTTCTGCTCCAAGATAGGAGATTGCGCATTTTTACCGTACACCTTGGAATAATGTACACCATCATTCTCACCTCCTACGATTCTGCCTCTGTTATCGGTCTCCACAAATGGCACACCTCGCTTCTCTAACTCTTTTCTCAGACTTGGAGTAACCACATTCGAAGGCATAGTGATATTCTTGCCCTTGAACATATCATTGACGATAACATCAGCCACCTCGCTGTCAGGCACGATACGCACAGGCTTATCCCAACGAGAAAGCACCACTTTGCGTTTGCCTGTCAGCTGTCCTTGGATGATACCAGCCTTCCACTCTACTTCACCCACGGCATCCTTGGCTTTATCAGCCTTGTAGCCACTGGTTAACTCGCTCTTTGGCACCTCAACCTCTACGGTTACGATGTTAGGGCGATACTGAGCCTCACTAAACTGGTCATTCAGTGGAGTGCGAGAAGTATGAAGGTAAGGATTGTAAGCAGCCTTAAGCGATTTACCATTACCCTTGTTGAGGGTAAACATACCCTTATCATCAGCAAGTTCTGGTCGCTCATCTGCCTGTTCCCACTTACCGAGTTCGATAGGTTCCACAAACTTGCCCTTCACCTTTGCAGCCATCGGTGGATAGAGTTTTCCATCTTCGCCTACCTGCATGGCACGATAAACCTTCACCGTATCTTCCTTATCCAGCTTCTTGATGGTCTCAGGGTCTTTCACGATGCTATAGCTAGCATCATTACCATTCATCACGATTTGCTCATCACGGTTCACATCCTCCGTCTCGGAAGCTAACGAGTTTCTGCGCTCCTCATCGGTCATACCCAAACGCTTCTGTACGTTACGAGCCTCAACCTCACCAGCCAACTTTCTATATTCTTGGTAAGAATCAAAGTCTGTACGTTGGAACCTATCCAAACGGAAACGCTTAATGGCATCATCCATACTTCTGTCTGCATAGCCACGTGCGAAGTAGTTGAATCCCTTAATTCGGGTTTCCTTGTCAGGAATGAACTCAGGCATATCCATGTCCTTATATTCTTGGATAAGAGCTTTCTCTACCTCAGATTGGTTGTACTCACCACCCATTTCCTTGGCTTTCTCTTCCAATTCAAAGGCATAGGAACGTGCCTTCCATTCAGCCTTAGCAGCATTGAAATCTCTCTCCACCTGTTCGGGTGTGCCACCATGCGCAAAACCCTCTTCATGCTGAATTACGTGCTGAATTTCATGATTCAGAATGCTATTCAGATACTTTAATTCATCCGCATGAATGGTAATAGTCTTTGTTTGTGGATTGTATTCTCCATTTGAAGGCATGTCATTCATAATGGCATCCGTATTAATACGCACATCCTTCAACTGAGGATAGAGCTTAAACAACTCAGGCGCATCAATCGCTTTTTCCAGCTTGCCACCATTCCAAAGCATATCCTCCTCATTACGTTTCACGATATTTCCACCGCCAACATCAAGAGTATCTTTTATCTTGGCATCAGGCATTTCGTATCTCCACTTGCCATCCACGCCTTTCTCCCATCCTGTAGCCATTTTGATAGCCTTGGCATCCTTCTTTGCCTCTTCCATCTGCTTAGCCACATCCAGGTTATCCATGCGGATAGTTTGCTCATCAGCCTTATCAGCCTCAGCAGCTCCCTTCTCTCCAGCAAACATGAAGCGAATATCGCTCTTGCGAGAATTGAAACGCTTAGAAGGAGGAATAACGTCACCCTCATCATCATAGGTAACAAGGTCGTTCAACTTTCTGTTGTTCTTGGCATTCTTGTATTTATACGCCTTGCCATCATCAAAGCCAAACTCGTTTGCGTCATTGCCATCCCACCACAGTTGAGTAGCCGGAACTTCGTCTTCAATGATACGATATTTGCCATCCAGTCGGTTCGTTCCGTGCATTTCGGCATATTTCTTAGAAGGAGTAACCCAGTCACCATTACGCAACTTTCCTTCCTTCACAGAAGTTGGAACAGCACGATAAACCTTTACCTTAACATCCTTCTCGCCATTCTTAATGGCATCAATAGCCGTATTGATGGCTTTCACAGATTCCAATCCATGAGGAGTGTTCTGCGAATAACGCTCAGGGTGAGAGAAGTAATCATCCGGCTGAGGAGTGTACCCCAAAGCCATATCCTCCAGGTTTACATCTGAGCCACTGGATTCCCAATCGTCACGTCTCGCCTTGTCGCTTTCATATCCAGGGTTTCCCGGTGCAGCCCATGCACCTACGCCCTGATATGCGCTTTCGGTATCGTCATATCCCTTACGTCTGGCAGCCTCATCAAGCATTTCCCTGGCTGTAGCATCATCACCCTTGGCAAGAGCATCCATATACTGCTTGTCAAGTTTATCATCAGGAATCAAAGAAAGTTCCTCCAAGTGCTTTTTGCGCTTGGCTTCCTCTTCCTCTGCTCTCTTTCTAGCAGCTTCCATAGCATTACGCTCTGCTTCAACCTGCTTTCTTCGTTCCTCAATCATTGCATCAAGGTCGCCAAAGTTCTCCTTCAAGGCTTCATTTATAGGTTTGGTGTACTTAACAACATCCTTAAATGAGAAAAAGTTACCTTCATTTACCTGCATCAAGTGACGCTTTATATTGGCTCTGGCACGTGCAGCCTCTGCGGTAGAACCCTTCTTAATAGCATTGGCATACATGGCCACATCAGCCTCATCAACCCCAAATTGCTGAGATACAGCTTTTATTTTATCCTCCACAGATAAATTTCCACCATTTTCCTTGGTGATTTCAAAGGAATTGCGTATCTTTGCATCGCTATGAGGATTCAGGACGCTATCCTTTCCGCTTGGGTTATTTGCGGATGGAGTTAATGCCGAACCTTGATTCTCGCCCAAGGAATTAGAATCGCCTCTGAAACGATTCCATAGCATTTTTGATTCCGTTAATTCTTTCAACAATTTTGAAGGCTCTATTTGATGGGCACTGATTGAAACTTCATCCTCGCCTTGCTTTACGGTGATTGATTCAAAGTTCAGAATCTTTGTTCCGTCTACTTTCTTGAAAGACTTTACAAACAGATACTTGGTCTGTCTTTCTGCACCTTCTTTAGGAGCAGGCTTCTCTAAGATAACATCTGGACGCTCCAAGGTAGGTTTCAATAGACCAAATCGTTTGATTCTGTCTTCTCTACCAGCCTTTTTATATTGGTTTTCACCTAACTTGATGCTACCTATTGGTGTATTGACACGACCATCCTTGCCGAAATCCTGTAACCAGTTATCCTCTGTATGTTCGAGGATTCTTTCAGGCTCGGCATTATCAGCCATCTGCTGGCGTAAAGACACAGCTTCGTCCTTGGTCATTTGACCTTTCAGCACGGTACGTGGGTCCACTCCCTGCGCCAAGTCTCTCAGCACAAGGTTACGAATATCCTCCAAGGTCATTTTCTTAATGTCCTCAGGCTTCCACTTCGTAAATGTATCAAGAGTCCAATACCAGAACTTCTTCAACCACTCCTTCAACTTATTGATAACACTCAGTTCCTTGGCTGTATCAAGCGGATTCTCCTTGATAGCATCCTTAGCCATCTGTTCCAGGATGGCAGCACCATCCTCACCAGTCAGACGAGCAAAAGCCTCATCGCAAATCTCATCATCGCTCAGATGCTTATAGTTAGGGTCCTCCTTCAAGTCGGCAAACAGCTGGGTCTGCATGATGAGTTTATCACCATGCTCAATAAGCTCCGGATTCATGTTCTTGGCAGCAGTGCGCCAAAGATGCTGATACTCATGGATAGGTGTATTAGGATTCAGATGCTCCTGATTCAGTACAATCTCCTTGCCATCAGTGTAGCCATAAACCACACCCTTGCCCTTCAAATACTGCACTCCTGGCTGTACAATAGCCTTCAACTGTCTGTCCAAATCCTTATATGTCGCAAACAAGGAATCAAGCTTATCTTGATATTTCTCATGAGCCTTATCATTCAATTTACTCCAAACATCATCAGGAATATCGTTTTCAGAAGCCAGTCCATGCTCATCCATGTACTCCTTCATCAACTGAATCTGATAATTGTTACGTTCTTGTCCGGTTGAGTTATAAGCATCCTCTGTCTCCTTAATCTGCTTCTTTAACTCGTTTCTCTTATTGGTCTGCTCGTCAATCTTATATGGGTCAAACTCAGAAGGAAAAGAGCCAGTAAGCCCAGCTACATTGTCCTCAAAGCTCTTGTTGAGATTGAAAACCTTATAGTTACCCCACATCAGTTTATTCAGGTAGGTACGTTCCTTTCTTGCCAGCTCCTGCTTCTGGTAGTACTCCGGCATCTTATTCGGATTGCTCATATCCACCACGGCATACTGCGCCCATTTGTTTGGTCGCAACTCCTTAGCAAAGTTATAAGCATTCTCAGCAGCCTGCTTCTCCTCCGGAGTCTTGATTTTAAATCTCATCTCAGGATGATTCAGCAACATGGCAAGATTCAGATTATCCTGCGCCTCAGCCACCTTCTCCATATCCTCGTTACTAACCACCTTCACCGGAATGCCAGCCTTCTTTAGCATGGTCGATACAGCATCAAACGCTACCTTCTGCGCCTCCGTCATTTCAGATGGCTTCACCTCCTTCACATCACGGTCAAAAGATGCAAGAGGCACTAACTTATGTACGCCTACAGCAGTAAGATACCCCCTAGCGTTAAAGCGAGGATTCAACTCATAAGCACATACATTGTCCTTATCTACCCAAGAAACACCCTGGCGATACTTCTTTGTACCAAACCATTTTTTTTCGCTTGGATAGAGTTTATCCCCATTGATGTTAGAAGAAAGCATAGTATATCCATACTCAGGCTTATCTTCTCTATCTTGGTGGAAATCAAGCAAACGCTCTGCAAACTTCTGCATCTTAGGCTTATCTTCCTCCGAAGGATGCACATCATTCTCGTATGTATATTCCATATCTGAAATAAAGTCCTGATGAGCACCTTTCTTAATCATTGCATAGTCCGCAAATGGCTTAGTCTTGCGGTCGGAAGACTCTAACCACTTATCGAAGGTTGCCTTTGGCACAGCAGTAACCTTACCGAGTCCCTTCCAGCCTTTGGAGTAGTTGGCAAGATAAGCCTCTGTAGCAGCCTCCTCAGAAGGATAGCCATACATCACCTTATGCTCGTCAAACTCACCAGTCTCTGGGTTCACCTGGTCAACAACATAAACGTTACCATCAAAAGAATCAAGGTCAGCAGCATCATTGATGAACATATCAATATGGTCACCATCCACGCCAATCTTGCCCAAAATATAGCCATAAGTGTCGTGCATGGTCACGCTCCAAGGCTTGCCCTGCTCGTCCTTACCGCTACGTGTAGTGCCCTTCGGTGTCTCTACAGTAAAGTCATAGCCACCAAATGACAAATGTCCCTTCTTATAGTTACCTGCCTTCTTCTGAGCCTCAGAAGGGTTAGGCTCAGTCTCGGCAATGGCATTCTTTAAACGTTCTCCGAAGGATGCTTCTTGCGGTAGATGTGGAGTTCTATCAGCTGAGCCTTCGCCAGATGCCAAGCTGCTAATCTCTTGTCTCCCTTCGCCTGTGCTATTATGTAACGCTCCAGTCTCGGTCTCAGCAGATGCTTCTCTGCTACCACCTTCTTGGCGATTGCGATTTCCTTCATCAACTCCTCTCCGTGAAGAGTCGCTACCCAGGCCACCGCCTCCTCCATATCCTTCTTCATTGCTTCTGTCATCATAATCTGCTATTTCTGGTAAAATTGATTTAACATATTCTTTATACTCACGCTCACGTTCCTCAATCTCCATCATGCGGTCATATTCCATACCAGCAATATGGTTAAGTTCGTTTTCTGACGGCAAAGGTACAGAATTATCTTCAAGATAAGCATAATAATCTGGATTTTCTGCCTGTCTTTCGATAATTTCACGCTCTTTCTGTTCCTCATAATACTCTTCCTCGCTTGAAAGTTCCTCCTCAGCAGCAGCGATACGGTTCATAAGTACCACGTTACGCATATCCTTCACGTTGTCGTAGGACTTGAACATATCCAGCAAGGTGTTTCTCACATCTTGGTCAGAATATCCCATATCCTGCAAGTTTACAGGAAGGTCATTGTACACTCTCACGGCAAATTCATTAACCGACATACCGGTTCCTTTCTTGGCAATAAGATAATTGAACTTATTAGAATCATACCGCTTGCCAATACCAAACTTGAAATTACTCTTGCCCAACTCATATTGAAGAGATTCCGGATTCAAGCTATGTGGACTCAAAGATTCAGATACAGCCTCTTCCAAAGTCTGAGGCGTTAAGTCCATAACATCAACAGAGGCATCCTTGTATATCTCTTTGATTACTCCAAGGTCATTCTTCTTCAACGCATCAGCCACAAGAACCTTGCGCTGCTCAGAAGGAGTCAATTCTTCCATCGCCTTGGCTCTCTCCTCCTTATTCTCTGCACGATATAGAGTATTGAGCAACTTATCCTGTGCCTTCAAATCCTTTGCCGATGCAGATAGATTAGTCTGTCTAGCCTCTAACTGCGCCTTGGTTGTGTTCAATTCCTTCAACTGGTCAGCCGAATAATCAATGTCATCATTCATATATTGCTCCAGGGCTTCATTGATACCATCTATCTGTGGCTGCACCTCGTCATTCTGAATATGATAGATGCGCTTGCGCTCAGAGGCAATATAATTGCTAGCCTCATCCATGGTTGGATATTGCTTCTTCAATTCTTTATTGTCTAGCACAGCCACCTCACGCTCATCAGCAGATGTAATTGCGTTCTCGTCCACACCTGCCTTCTCGATTTCAGCCTTGCGCTCATTCTTCAAGGTTCTAGCCTCCTCTGGAGTCATAACCTCCTTGCGGATAGCATTCCAGTTCTTATAACGAGTTTCAAGGTCGGAAATCTGCTCATTAACAAGTGCCAAGTCGTTCTCCACCTTCTGAGCCTTCTCTGGGTCCAAGTCGGCATTGAGAGATAGCCAGTCCTCATATTCAGATGCTGCCTTTCTCTTGTTATCCAACTGTTCCTTGATGTCAGAACGGCTACCACTGATAAGGTTCATCAGTTTACCATGGTCATTGCCAAATTGCTCCTGTAGATACTCAGCTGCCACCTTTGGCTCTGTGTCCTTAGAGGAATAATCAGGCTGTCCCATACCCAAACCTACGATACCTTCATTATATCGTTGCTTCTTATCTGCCTCAGCCTTGGCTGCATCATCGTTGGCACGCTGTGCGTCCTCGGCATCCAGCTCTGCACCAATAGAGGCATCGAGGGCATTCTGTCGCCAAGCATTGAACTCGTCCTTGGTCTGTGCGATATTGTCCTTGCCATCAGAAAGCACAATCTTGCCATCCTCGCTATATCCTGCAAAGGTCATTTGCATAGGTTCCTCACCTGCTTCCATGGCTACCTCCACAATGTCGCTAGGCTTCAACCCACTGCCATCATACTGGGCAAAGAACTGCTGCTGTCTAGCATTCTTCTGCTCAGTTACCTGCTGATTGATGTAATCATCCATAGGAATAGGCGTGCCCACTTCCTTGATTTCGGCACTAGAAACCTGCTTGATGGCAGGATTTCCATCCTCATCAGGCACAACCACGAAGCCCCCACCATACTCATTGGCTTTCTTCAAGAATACCTGCTGACCAGTAGTAAGGGTAGCTGGCACGATATTTCCGTCTTCCGTCTGATAAGTCCAAAGAAGCTCCTTCAAGGCATCACCATAGCCATCATCAGCATGTTGCAGAGCATCATAAACGCCTTTCTTGGCATCCTGTGCCTCCACATACTTACGCACGGCATCCTGTTGTGCTGGAGTCATTGAGTTGGCACTCTGAGCCACAAACTGCTCCATGTCCTTGCCATCCTCATACGCCTTCACCACAACATTCATCTGTGCCTCATCATCACTAAAGGCACGCTTCAATCTAGCCTTCGACAAATCATCGTTATGGTCAATCGCTTTCAAACCCTCAACATCCCCATTCTGGTAGGCATTCTGTCCCATCACATAGGCATTAGACTTACTTTCATTGGAAGCGGTATTAGCATCAGAAGGACTTGAACCGTTCTCCACCGAAGGTGTACCCTCCACATTTGAAGGCGTTTCACCCCCAACTGGAGGCGTTGGCGGTTCTGTTGGTGGAACATCAGAAGAAACAGAAGCATCTACAGGCTTTTCCGCTGTAGCCTCAGCATTCTGAGCCGAAGCACCACCTTCTTGTGTGGCACCAGGCAGTTCACGCTGTCCCTCAATCAAGTTTTGATTCATCTGCTCCTTTGCATCGTTCATTTCTCGTTTCAGCACGATGTCGTTATAGAGCTGCTTCTGGTATTCCTCCACAAGTTTCTGTTGGTCGGCAGTGCGAGACTTGCCATCACCCTCTAGAGCCTTGCGAAGCGTACCATGCTCCACACCTTGCGAATCCTCGAAGGTGCGCACATACTCCTTCATGATAGGGCTATTCTCGAAAGCACTATCATAGAAGTGGCGATAACTGTTCACCATCTGCTGCTCTTGCTCGGTCAGTTCCATGCCCTTCTGCTGTTTCTGCATGATGTCACCGATGGCACTGGCATTCTGATGAAGATAGATTGCAGCCTTATCCTCGTCATTCAGTTGCTCACCTGCGGCATACCTATCCCTAGCTTGCTCATATACAGTGTTCAGTCTGTCCTGCAAGGCATCGGTATGGTAAGCCTTTTCATACTCAGAAGTGATATTCAGCGACTTCTCAAAGTCTAGCTTCTTCTCTGCCTTCTGAGCCTCTTTAAGCGAAGAATACTCTTTGCGGTCGATGATGCCACCATCCTTATTCAAGGTTTCGAGATATACTTTGCCATCATTATCCATTGGCTGCACGATGATAGAGTCGATAACTGGCGAGAAGGAAGAAGGGCGTTTTCCTTCCACCACAGCCATCATCTTTGCCTTCAATACCTCTGGCACACTCTTATCGTTCATCAGGTTCATGTACTTATCGGTAAGCTGCCCCATCATCTGCACACCGTCACCCTCTGCACGATAACCATTGATGCCCAACTTCTCGAAGGCATCACGCAAATCATCATAGCCGAATCTCTTCAACTCGGCAATATCTTGGTCGTTGAAGTCAAACTTGCGGTTAAACTCCTTGGCATCCTTGAATCGGGCATACTTGCCCACCATACCAGGCAAACCGATGGAAGTAAGGTTAGCCATACTCTCCAAGAAACTCTCAGCTGCATCCTTGCCTGTAGGCTTGAAAGATGGATCCTGTGCCATACGCTCCAACATCTGCTGACCTGTCATAATGCTAGAGTCCACCACCTTGCCACCTACATCTGCAAGAACATTGGTAGCCAAGCCTCTGCCCTTGCCTACCATATTGGCGATTGTACCACCTTGCATAATGGCACCTACGGCACTCTGCTTAACCACCTCGCCCAAAGTATTGGCAAGAATCTTGCCCACAGAAGGATTGTAAACCTTGCCATTCTCATCTAACTGGCCAGTACGATAAATTTCATCAATAGGCTTGGAGATAGCCGACTGTCCACCGAAGGTTACTGCACCATGAGCAGCACCTGTCTTCAACGCCATTCCCTTACTCTTACCAATGAGAACCTTGGCTGCACGCTCTGCCATCTTGGCTTCCATGCCCTTAGCCATCAAGTCGCTAGCCAGTCTCCCTTCTGCCTTGGCAAGCATACTCTTGGTTACCTTGCCACCTGCGGCACCAGGAAGCCAATAACTCCAAGCATCCCCTGCAAAGGTCAACGCTCCACTGCCTACTCGCTCCCAGAAGCCAGGTTGATATTGTTGATTGGCAATATCCTCCAACCAGTTCTGATAATCGGTCTGTACCAACTTTCGGGTTATCTTGCCAACAATGGTATTACCCAAGCCTGTATTCATGATATACTCTGCACTACCCTTTGGTATCATATTCTTCACCTCCAACCGATTGAGCTGAGCCTTCAACACGTCATCAATCATCGGCTTAAACTGCTTAGGGTTTCCGCTCAGAGTTCCATTCATGCCATATCGCTGCATCACCTTGAAGGCTGCATTGCTCATATCGTTCAGAAACTGAGGATTCTTGTAAAGACCATTAAACTTCTTCTGCAATGCACTGAGAGTTTTCTGAGGGTCTTTGGCTTGATTAGCCTCATACTGAGAAGCGATGGCAGTACCAAGGCGAAGACTGGCTGGAATGTTCTGACTTCCTTCCATACCTTCATTAAAAGCCTTACTTCCTGCCTCCTGCGCCTTGTTATACTCATCCACCACTGAAGGATTCACATACTTGCTAATAACATCTGAAAGCGCATCATTGATATCTTGGTTCATCAGTCTGTCCTGTACATGCTCATCGTGAGAATAGAGGCGAGTAGCGATGCCTTCAGCGATGTTTCGATAGTTCTGACCATACTTCTGCACAAGGCTTTCAACCATGGCTGGCTTCAAGTAGTAAGCCACATAATCATCATAGCTTATACCCATAGCCGATGCCTCCTGCTTCAATTTGTCTTGCACACCATGGCTATACCATTGAGCCTCGATATTCTTCTCGGCATCCTGTACTGTATCATCTGCCAAAGCAGAAACAACCTTATTGGTTACTTCAATGGCCGAACGATTAGCATATCTGTTCTGCGCATTACGAGTAGCTTCAAGAGCCTCATCTGGATTCATACCGTCAGCTTCAAGGTCAGCCACGAAGTTCTCAAAATAGTTGCCTTCCTTATCTGGTCGCTTCTTCCAATCTTCAAGATAGTTAGCAAACTTGGCATCCATCAAAGTATTGTCGTTCACTACGCTAGGGATAGAAGGAGCTGGCTCCTGCTTCTGTTCTTGGCTAGCATTCCCCTGTGCGGTCTGCTGCACCTGCTGATTATTGTCTTGTGGCTGCTGCATCGGCTGTGCTTGCTGCTCATTACCACCAAGAAGCATACTGGTAATCATGCCACCCATTTTCTGCTCCCTGCCGATATTACCTGCATCCACCTTCGGCATCATGCCGAGTGCTTGCGAAATCAAGCTAGGCTTCTTTAGCTCGCCTCGCTGATACTCATCATTCAGCTGTGCCAAGTCCTTGAAGTTGCCCGGCTTGTTGTCAGGAGAGTTGAAAACATCAAGTACCTCCTGAGGATATTGAGACTGTTCTGTTCCCTGAGAAGATGAAGAAGGAGAAGGCTTCTTGCCTACCTCGTTGATAGGGGTAGCGTTTCCACTGGTATCATACCAAATGTAACCTTGCTTACGATATTCTCCCACATCCTCAATAGGCACATCCACCTTCTGCTTCTTATCGTCAAACATGGTGATATAGCCACCCTCGAAGTCCTTGGCGAAGTTATCCATGCCTCGCTGCTGAACAACCTCGTCAGGGATGTCATACTCGTTGTTGTCCTTATCCCATACGTGATAAATCAACTTAGATTTGTTGTCTTTGTCTGCCATATATTATGTTATTTTCTTTGATACTTAGAATAATCTACCTTTGTGCTCGAAGTACCCTTGGCTGGTTTTCCACCATAAGGGCGAACGGTTCGCTTCTTTCGCTTCTTTCCCTCCTTAGCCATCTTAGCCCTAGCATAAGCGGATGCCTGTTGGCGATTGTACTTGTTAGCCCAAGTTCCACCTCTTCCATCAGTATTGCCACCGATATTCATACCATTGTGTGTAGCCCATTCATTCACATGCTTCTTGAAAACAGGGTCGTTCACATAGTTGGAATTGAAATCGTCCGCTTCCTTATCGGCTTGGTTGCCTCTGTTGGCTTTCTCGGTCTCAGCAGCTATCTTACCTACTTGCGCTTTCTTCACTGTCACACCTGCGGCATGTTCAGCAGCTCCTGCATTCGCATTGTTGGCTTGGGCGGTAAGCAAGTTGCTCTTCTTGCCTCTCAGTTCGTCTTCCGTCTTAGTCTTGGCGGTGGAAAGACCTGCTGCTGCATTAGAAGCAGCTTGCCTTGCCTGTTCGGTCTTCACCTTTTCTGGTGTCAAAGCATCCTCCTGTGCCTTCTGCGAACCACGATAAGCAGCAAGGGCATCATTAGCCTTAGCTGCTGCCTCTGCTTGCATCTGTGCTTGCTTATTGGCTCTATCTTTCCAGATGTTCGCAATCATCTGGTCATATCCCTTTTGTCGAAGGGCATCAGTGCCTTCTCTCAGCTTGCGTTGGCGTTCCGTCAAAGCCTGGGCTGATTCCACTTTCTGCTCAGGAGCACCGATAGCTGTACCGAAGAAATTACCGATATGTTGGAAAAGGTTGCCCAACTGTTCCCATTTGGCTTGCCTCTCGGCTTTCTTCTGCAAAGCAGCATTGGCTGCTACAGTCTTATCCACATCACCAAGAGATTGAAGCCATGGCATAAAAGAAGCCCAATCGCCATTGCCATTCTTCTCGAAGTCCCTCATGATGTCATAAGGCTTCATCTGCTGCAAGAGAGGATTCTGCTCTATATCGGCATAAGGTTTGCTCCAATCAATCGAAATACCTTGGTTTGGAGTTACCTCGGTTACTTCCTCGGTTGGTTGCTGAGTGAAGGATGGCTGATTACCAACCACCAATCCATTTGTATCTATTGGAGCTGTTGCAGTTGTAGAAGTAGCTTGTGCTGCTGCACTATCCCCACTTGGCTGTGTCGGTGTCTGCACAGAAGAAGAAGTTGCTGGCTCAGATGGTGCTGACTGCCCATCATCATTGGATGGAAAATCGGTTATAGGTGTCACAGCCGTAGCTGGACGCTTTGGAGTTAAATCGTCACTCATAAATCCCATATCTACCTCCTTTCCTTACCACGGCAAACTACTTGCAGCACTAGCCAAACCACTAGCTGCACCTTGAATGGCTTGCGCCTGAGCCAAACCCTTTTCCTTCTTGGCGGTAGCAATGTAGTTGGTCATTTGGTCTATCTGAGAATCTGCGGTGTTCCATACATTCTCTTTCTGTTGGGCACCTTGCACAGCAGCTTGTTGCATCATGTTGCCCACTTGCTCATTGGCTGCACGTTTGCTCAGTGCCACAGATTCATCACTACCACCACTCACGATGTTGGTATTCTTGGCTTTCTGCGTGGCATTATCCAGCACCTTCTGGGCGTTGGTCACTGCCACCTGGTTCTCGGCTGTCTGTGTCGGGTCCTGATAATAAAGATTATCACGGTGGTCCTTCACCTGCTGCATACGATTCTCAAAGGTCTTGATGTATTCGTTGTATGCAGCATTTTGTTTTTTGGCTGCTAGAGCACCACCTACAGCTGAGGTAACGCCACCAGCAATACTTCCTATAAGTCCCATAAAATTCGAATTTAATGTTTAAACAGTGCTAAAGTAATGCGTTTTTCTCGCCTATCTGTGATAAGTTGCGCAACTTGAACAACAAGTTTCGTTATTTTTCACTATATTTGCACCCGAAAACTATCAGTAATCATTTAAATTCTTAGAATATGGCAACAAAAAAAGATAATAACAATGAGCCGAAACCAAAGCGAAAGAAGACTGGTGGACGCAAGGCCGGCACGGCAAACAAGATAACGAAAACGGTACGTGAAAGCCTTAGCGATGCCATCACTGGCTATTTCAACGGCATCAATGAAAAAGGCTACTCTCTCGCCAATGACCTCATGCAGATAGAAGAACCTGCCGGACGCTTGGCTATAGTAGCAAAGTTCCTCCCATACGTTGCTCCAAAGCTTCAATCCATATCATTCAACAATGATGAGCATCGAAGCCTGTCCGTGGAAGAGTCCTTCATGGAGCTGGAAGAGAAATTTGAGAAACAGGAGACCACCATCAACATCAAGAATCTTAAGATTGTTAATAATGGCTAAATACGAAAAATGGGTAGCCCTCTCTAAAATTTCTGCTACTTTAGAGAAGACTACCCTTGGGTATGGAATTGACTAAATCCGTCAGATATTAAGTTTTATTGGCACAATTTTAAGATATATTAGCTACTTTTTGCCCCTCATGCGTTCAAAATACTTGGTTTGGTCTTTGGTGATGTTCTTCACCTTTATCTGTATGGTGCAAGTGCTAGGCACGTTGTCGTTTATGTTGGCCATCAGTTGGTCAATAATCTCATCCGTGTTCTTGTAGCCATTGCCATCTAAATGAGCCACCACCTCGCCCATGAAGTAGGCATCGGCACTGAGTTCAAATGTTTCCTCCACCTTTTCAAAAACAGGCGCATGATACTCCTGTATTCGTCTGCTTGGGTCATTGGTAAAGAAAATCTTCTCCACCAC